CTGATATTTCCAAACTTATGCTCAGTCACAAAGTAAGGGTTAAAAATCCCGCCGTGATCTGCGTGGCCATCCCTAACATCAAAGTTTGTTTCTGGGTTTTTCCAACCAGAGGGCAATTCAATCCTTCTAGCGTGATAGCGAATCTTGACCCATTCACTACCGGGCAATGTTTCCTGAACTGTTAAATATTTTGTACCGCCGATTGGAGTACCAGAACTATCAGCATTACCGAAAGCCTCAAAACAGAAACTATCTCTCATGCCATCGGGTGAACCTGTAGGAGAACTAAATAACCCTTGATAAAACAGGCTTGTAATTCTTGTTTCTTCTATATGTTCCGGCTGGTAGCTTTGAATCTGAACAGATGACGGATAACTGCGAACAATGATTGAAGGGTTAGAACTTGGCTTATTTGTTAATTCGTCATTTCGTAAAATATCAGCTACGGTTAATTTTTCACCTTTTAAAGTAATAACAAAACCACCAGGAACAGTACCCGATATTTGATCTTTTGATGAACTTAATCTTACGACTCTTGTTGTTGGTAATAGCTTAGTAATAAAACTTGCAGTTCTAGGGACAAATTTAAATTCATACGCTTTTAACGCAGGGTGAGTAAATCGGATCGAATTATATTGTTCTGTTGGGTTGCTACCAATTACGCAAAATAAACTTCCGAAAGTGCTATCAGTACCGTTAACTAAATTCCATACAGAGGTATCAACTTCACGGAAATAAATTGAAAAGACCGACGCACGTTTTAAAAATGTTGTAATCGTTCCGTTTGTTAATTGAACCTTATCGCCATCAAATGTTTTTAATTGGTCAGGGGTTGGGATGCTTTGGAAATTACAAAGACCTGTTAAACGTTGAAAGACTTTAGAACGCAATCCAATTTCTGTTACATCACAAGGGCGTTGATTTCTAACGATTCCTGTTGATGATCTTGCTAATGGATAGAAATCAGTATTAGGGATATATCCGTCATCGGTTGGGTCTGGGCCGTCAACATCTGCGATATAAAAACTACGCCCTAATAAATCAGTATTAACTAAACCGACCTTTGCCCCAAATGTTCCTGTATCTACTTCTATACATTCAAGCTCAATAACTTGATCGTTTCCTGTTGGTTTCCATTGTGTTAAAGATCTTGTTTTAACTTTAAAAGTTGTTTTTCCTATCTGGAATATTTCGCCTAACTGCAAAGCATCATCAGCGCTAATTCTTCTTTGGTCTAATTCTGAATTAATATCATCGACCGTTACGTTATCGCCGTAAACCTCATCAATTGAACCTGACTTAATTGTGAAATCAATCGTCTGACCTTTAGCTATATCAACCTCTGAAAATCTTGTGCCGTTCTCTGGAAGTGTTGTTGTATTAACTCTAGTAATTCCCATACGGCTCGAATAGTTCCGGCCTATACCCTCCATTCCTAATTCTTTTATATCTTCAAAAAGAACAGTTCCCCCTTTATCCCCTGCAATTTTTACTCGTTCTTTTTTTAATGTATTTTGTGGATCATCATCAGAAGGTATTGAGATAACGCGCCAATTAACTCTGTAAGGCGTTCCATTAACGATAGGAGAATAAACCCCAAATTCTGCATTGTTGGTAAGGCTACGGGCAGAACAAAAAGCCTCATCGGTCAAACTATCGCGAGTCGGACAAGCAAAGACATCATTGTTATTTTCAGGATCACCCGACGATTCATTGCCCCTAGTTCCATATTGCAGATCTGATCCCTTTATTCTGGAGTTATTGTTGACGCTTTCACCTTTCCAATAGAACGCAAAAGTATCTTCAAAGATTGCATCTAACGCACCTGAGCCGATAAATATTCCTTCTAAATCTGGTTTTATTAGTTCACCCTTTCCAGCCTCACCAACTGCAAACATTAATTTTACGCCTTGTTGTAATCCATGCGAAAACATCCGTGACCAAACAAGGGGAGGCGATACCAACATCCCGCCTGTTGTCCCTGTGTACTTACCGAAAATAATGGGGATAGCTTGCGCGAAGGTTGCTAGTTCTGCCTGGGATTCAAAACCCCTAGTTGGTAAAAATCTTGTGCCGCCTGTTATTGAATCTAAAGTTCTTTGATCTAATGCTTGCGGTTTCTTTGGCTTTGGAGCCAATAACATTGATATACCAGTTAAAACAAGACTGATTGCAAGATTTATAAAAAACGTCGTTGGGTCTATTCCTTTAGCTTGTATATCTGGTATTAATTCATATCCGGCGGGTCTTGTCTTTGCTCTTTTGATTCCCTCTAATACTAATTTTCTATATTCATCCTCAGTACATCCAATGGTTTCTATAAGTTGTTTCTCGAACGGAAGCAATATAGTTTTTTGAAGCTTTGCGCCAAACACCAATTCACTATTTTTTGATGTGGGTTGCAATACAAGATTCCTTTCTGCCATGACACCGCGAAGTTAAACCCCGTTTTATCAGGGATAAGAATAATATCTCCATCATACGCAGGCTTATCAACTCTTACCCCCCATGAATAAAGATCACGAAAGATTTTGAATTTGCTTTCCTCAT